GAGTTACGGCCAACTTTTTGGGGTCCGCGACCGTAATAAGTCGCATGTTAGGCATGGTCGATCAGGATGACAGTAGCAACCTCCCTAGTGGTCTGTCTGCCCAGGTCCGCAACTGCTGCTTTGACTCTATGACTTCTGTTCGCACCCGCGACGGGATCAATACCACGATGCAGGGCGAGCATGAAAGCCCGATCACGGGCCTGATCGGGACGCTCTACACGCCGGAAACCGCTGCGCAGAACTTCCTCCAGGTGCCCACCATCTTCGACATGACCGGCGCTCTTCAGTACGAGAGCCCAGTCGGCTCGGGCGAGATGGTTCCCTTCCCGCTAAATTCCACGTTCACGCCTCCAGCGAACGCCCACATGATCTCCGTGCAGACGGGGAACAAAATCTTTGCGGCGTTCTCCGATCTCAACGTGCCGCTGTCAAGCATGGCGGTGATCGATCCCCTAACAAAAGCCGTGTGGCCCTATGGCCTAAAGCCTTTCGGATGGGTTTGGACGGCCAACACCCCGGTTCTCGCGGGAGAGGTGTGCACGCCCACAGCGCCGAGCGGAAACGGCCATACCTACCTCTGCACGCAGGCTGGAGTCACGGGGAACAACGAGCCGCTGCCTTGGCCGACCGCCGAAGAGGCGATCGTCAATGACGGGTCCGCAAAGTGGAAAGAGTACACGGCGGTCATGGCGAACCGGCTTTCCCCGCCTCCCGTGCCAGTGCTTGCGCTGGCCGGCGGTGGGACCATCGCAGCGACCCAGGACGTGTACGTCGTCATCACGCTGGTCAACACGATGGGCGAAAGCCTTCCCTCGACGCCGACGTTCATCGAAACTCTGGCGGCTTCCACAACGGTCAACGTGCCATTGCCAACGCTGACTCTCGGCTCTTTGCCTGGCTGGATGCAGGAACTCGGGGCCAGTTACATCCCGACCGGCTGCAACATCTATGCGGCCATTGTGGCTCACGGGTCATCGGCACCGCCACTGTCGACCTACCAAAAGGTCAACGTCGGCGTTCAGGCTCTTGGCTCGACTTACGGGATCACCGCCGCGGGAGCAGGCGTCGCCCCGCCATCGCTCTGCACTGCCCGCGTGGTTCCCGGCCAACTCCCCACGCCAGATGCGCAGGTTCAGATTCAGAGGATTCCGGTCGGCTCGACGGTTGCTCCGCCGAATGCTCCAGGGCTGGCACTTGCGGCCGGAATAGTCGCCATCCACCGCACCTTTTACGTGGCCCTAACGCTCGTCAATGCGGCTGGAGAAACAACTCCGGGGGCCATGGCCAACATCACCACGACTGGCAACAATCAAGGTGCGCAGGTATTTCTCGCAAGCAACTACGGCCCGACCGTCACAGGAGTAAATATCTACGCGACAGATGTGGCCGAAGGCAGCGCTCCGCCTCTGGTTAGCTCTCTAAACTTTCAAGGAACCTTCGCTCTCGGATCGTCTCCGATCATTACCGGAGCTGGCGGAGGGGCAAATCCGCCATCTGCCAATACGGCCACTCTTCCAGGAGGACTCTTCCCTGCCGGCCGTGACATCTACGTCGCACAGACTTACAAAAACAGCGCGGGCGAGACTACTCTCGGGCCGCTCAATTCAATCATCAATTCCAACGGCGACGATGCCGTGCTCGTCACAATCGCCGTGCCCCAGGACGAGAACAACAACGACCTCTACACCATCGCCTCAGTGGGCATCTACGAAGCGGACGTGCCCACTGGAGATCCTGCGCCTCCATCGACAGCCTTCTCCCTCGTCGGCTACTACCAGAACACGAATCAGCCGTTCATTCTTGAAACGGCCGCGGGCGCCAACCCTCCCATCGTGAATGGGACTGGACCGGGCGGGGCTATCGTGGCCGACACGGCGACTGGCGGGATCAACGGAACGCAGGGCTATCGTTACGCGGCCATCATGTACATGAACCAGAACTACACGGTCTCAGGGTTCACGGCCGCTTCGGTGATCCAGTACGACGTGGATGAGGATGGTTGGGAACTCGGAATCTTCAAGGTCGCAACTGGACCTGCGTATGTGCTCGGACGTGCAGTTGCGTTCAGCGTGGCTGATGGATCGAATGCTGGCCCGTTCTGGTGGATCGGCAATGTCAACCTACAGATCCCATCACAGAATTTCGTTTACCCCCAGACCTTTCTTTCGGACACGGTAAACCAGAGCTCGACGTTCTTTCTCGACAACGTAACGACCAACGGGACTTTCAACTTTACCGACGAGTATCTGACCAGTTCGAACAACGTCACCGACAGGCTTGATGTGATCTGGCCGAATCAGGCGGTCCACTGCACCTACTGCCCGAGTGTCGATCGCATCTTCCAGGCTGGAGTTCCAGGCTACTACTCCGGCTGGTGGGTATCGCTCGCCGGCGATCCCGAGTCCTACTATTCGGACCTGAGTTACATCTCGGTTGGATCAGACGATGGCGAGCGCGCGTGGGGAACGATTGAGTATCGCGGCACGGTCTACGGACTCCGCGATAGGTCTGGGTACACCTTCACGGCGAATCCCAATAACCCGCAGACCTGGACAGCAACAAAACGGTGGAGCGAGCGCGGCCCGTGCGGTCCAAGAGCGTTCGATGCCTGCGGCGACTTCCTGATCTTCGTTCACAGGAGCGGAATCTATCGGTACACCGAGACGACGCCGGAGTTGGTGACCAAGGAGATTCCCTACTTCTGGAAGACGATCAACTGGCTCGCGGCCAACGTCATTTGCTGCAAGATCGACCAGGAGAAGCACGAAGTCCACATCCTCGTGCCGGTCGGAAACTCGACGGTGCCCAATCAGGAGGTTGTGCTCAACTATCTCGAGGGCTGGAATCAGCCGGTGCACTTCTCGACCTACTCTCAAAAAGAGATCGCCGTTGCCGAGGTGCGGAAGTTCTCGATCAACGATGTGCAGGCTTTTGTTTGCGATCGCATCGAGCGCACGCTGCCAAACCCAACTCCGTTCCCGCAGGGGCAGGCCGGCGTTCCGTTCCTCGATTCGAGCTACTTCACTTCTCAGTTTGTCTACGGATCGAGCGCGGCTGATGGGACGGTGCAGGCGGTGACGCCTGGAACGTTCTCCGACAATGGGGCGGGAATTGACTGCGTGTACGAAACCGTCTCGCCTGAAACCACGATGGCGCTCTCGAAGATCGAGGGGTTCACTTTGAACGCCCGAGGCAACGGAACGCTTTATCCCTACTTCCTGGCCGGTCGCACGATGGTGACGGGCAATGTCCCGCTTGGCCCAGTGAATCCGATGGTCATTCCGTGCAGGCCAATTCAACTCGACATCATGGAGAGCGAGGGGTTGAGCCGCATGGTGCCAAGCCGAATCTCGGAAAGATGGCGGATGAGGTTCAGCAATGGTAAGGTTCCGGGCGCGTGGTTTGCGCTCAAATGGCTGGCTATCTACTCGATCCCAATGTTCCAGGCCCGCGAGGAGAGTGAGTTAGGTGGCTGATAACAAGAGCCTGATCGAGTCGGCGTGCAAGGGGAACGTGAACGACCTGCGCACGCTGCTTCTCCAGTTCAACGATCAATTCGAGATCCACAACCAGGCCACGGGTACGAACTGGGTCAGCCCGACATCGGGAGTGCAAAAGCCGTCAACAACTCCGCCTCCCGCCGCGACAGCAGCCGCCTCGGGCGCGAATGGGACCATCGCCATCCAGATCACGAACCCGGCGCAAGCCGCCAAAGCGACGATCTATCACAGGATCAGATATTCCCCCGTGAAGAACTTCTCTCAAGGCGTGACGGAGTTGCCGCCGTCTCCGGCGAGTACCGTCAGCATTCCCGCTCCCGGGGAGACGCACTTTATTGAACTCAGTTCCAGCTACGACGGATCGACATGGAACGCTCCCCGGCTCATTCAGCAGACAGCGGTCGCCGCGGGGCTGCAGTCGAGCGCAGCGTGTGAGCCGGCCACGGTTCTGAACAACTGGAATTACGCGAACGTCGTCGGTGAGGGATCAGCAGGCGTAGCGCCGGTCATCCGGGTTTACGGTCCCAACGGGCCGTACAGCGGATACACGGCTGGACGGGGAACGGCGCAGGTTAGCCGGCCATCGGCCACGATTCTCAATTACAGCTACAAGCAGAATCAGATTGTGGCGTTCGACGGCAAGCGGTTTCAACTGGCGTCTACTCTGCCGGGAGCGATGAAGGATTCATGGGAGCCGGTGGGACAAGCGGGAACACAGGAATCGCCAGGCGGCGGTGGGAACATGGGTGGAAACGGCGGGAGGCTGACCGCGATATGAGTTGGGATCTGAAGCACCACGAGTTCGACCACACGGTGCAGCGGCACTACGCCGTGCTGCACGATCCGGCGACGGGCGCGGAGCACCATCTGATTATTCTCACCGGCCACGATGCGTGCCCAACCTGCGGACACGTGCAGCCAAAAACCAACACGGGCGAGATCGACTTCCAGGCGATTCTGAAAGAGGAACTGGCTGCGCTCGAAGCGAGCCATGCGCAGAGCGTGGCCTACGCGAAGAAGTTCAACGTTCCAAGGAAGGCGAAATGAGCAAGACCATCCTCCGGCTGGCCGAACCGCGCGACATGCCAGCGTTGCTGCACAAGCTGGCCGAGCAGAACCTCCGCGACAAGACGCGCTACCCGATGCCCGAGATATTCGACGAGGACGGTCGGCAGGCCGACAACGTGCCACTGGCCTATGTGATTGAGCATTGCGGAGAGGTTCTTGGGGGCACGACATTCGAGTCGAAGGGGCTCGAAATGATGTTGATCGGGATCGATCCTCGCGTAACAGCGACGATCGCGCGTGAGTCGCCCGGCATTCTCTTCACATTGAAGGCCATGGGCTTCAACTGGATTCGCTGTTTGGTCACACGCTCGATTCTCAAAGCTGGCCGCCGAAAGGCCAAGGCCAACCCCGTAAGTGCCGCGATGAAAGCAGCAGGGTTCAGGCGCGACGATACACGATTCGCCAGTTTCTTCAGGGAGGTGTAAGTTGTCGAGAGCCCAGGAATCTCAAGTCGAAGGCACGGCCACAAATCAGAACGCGGGCTATTACAACGATGCCCAAAACTCCTATGCCGCTGCCCAGGGTGACGTCGAGGACTACAAGGACCAGCTCGCTAAGTACAAGGCGAGCAACCCCTACGTCCAGGGCGGCCAGTTCCAGACCACAACAAATCAGATGCTGGCAGACACGGCGGACGCCGGCGCGCGCGCGGCCGGAGAGCGGCTGCAGAGTCAAGCCCTACGCACCGGGCAGAACAGCGCGGGCAGTGTAGCAGCGACCGAGCAGATGGAGCAGCAGGGCACGCGGACGCTATCGGCCGATGAGGCCAGAGCCAACCAGGAGCGGATCGTGGCTGGCGCGGGATACGGCCGGAACGTGCTTCAGGCCACACAGGCACCAGCAGAGATGGAATCCCGGCTCGCCGGGCAGCAGGCCGAAGCCGCTGGAGGCGTGCTGAACACTGCACAGAAGGCCGGCGAAACGCCGTCTTGGTGGGATCAGTTTGGAGATGAAGCCGCGAAGGGGTTCGGACAAATGGTATTCGGACCGAAGGGATAGGGGAGAGTGGCGACGATGGCAGGCGATCCAAGTCAATTTTTATCGGAAGACGAACAGTATGGCGCCATGCTGGGCCGGCTTCTCAACCCTCCCCCGGAGGCTGAGCAGCAGGTCGCACAGAATACGGCGCCAGCGGCTCCGGTCCAGAGACCTGCGCTCGCTCCCGCACAACCTGTGCCATCACCATCGCCAGCGGTGCCGCCAAAGCCAGCGACGCCGAACGCTGTCTCTCCGAACACGCCATCGTTCTACCAGCGCGGGCAACAGGGCGCACTGAACATGGCCGACCAGGACGCCCGAACGGTTACGGCGTTGGAGAACCAGCCGAACGCCGCGACTGAGAATAAGCTGCTCGAAGCGCAACGCGTCGCCCTGGCACAGCCTCTGAATCCTCAAGACCAAGGCTATCGCCCCGGAATCGGAACCAGAATCGCACGCGGACTGGCCGCGGCCCGCAAGGGTGGTATCGCCGGGGCCATTGACCCAACCGCAGTAGGAGCAACCGCTTACGGCGCACCCAACCGCCAATTCGACATCGACACCGCGCGCCGGCAAGCGCAGGCGACCGTCCTTCAGTCCGAAGAGGACCGCAACATCGCCAACGAGAAGGCAGAAAGCGAGCGGATCAAGGATGTCGGGACGGCGGCCGGCAGGGTTGGAACTGCCTACGGCGGTGTGGCCAGGGACGCCACGGCGCAGCAGAGCGCTGAGCAAAAGAGCCAATACGAAGGCCAGATCGCCGACCTTCGCCAGCAGCTCGCTAACCAAGGCGGCGTGCCCAAGACCTACGAGCAGGCCGTAATCGCCTCGCAGATCGATCCAGACCCGCAGAAGCGGCAGGGATACGCCGCCGCAGCGAAGCAAATCGCCTCCCAGGAAGTCAAGAGGTTCCAGTACGCCAACCGGGCGGTTGGAGGCGGCGAAGACGATCCCCGGCGCCAGCCGCTCATCGACGCTGCAACCGCACAGGTTGACAAGCTCAACACTTACGAGTGGGATCCTGAAGCCCAGAACGGCGCGGGCGGATTTTACGACCCGCACAGCGACGGGACAAAAACATACTCCCCGGCCGAGTTCACGGCGATGAAGAACGCGATCGCTACAAAGCTGGACGCGCAGCTTACCCAAAAGAAGATGCGCCCGCTCGGCGTCCGGTTTACCGTCGCGGCGACGACTCCCGGCGGCGCACCCGCCGCGGCACAGCCAGGCGCGCCAGCCGCTCCCGCGCAGACTGCGCCATCCGCCACGACGGTTACACAGGGCCAGGTCTACAAGGGATACAAGTACCTCGGCGGCGATAGGGCGAACCCGAAAAGCTGGCAGCAGGTCCAGCAGTAATGGGCAGCGCAGCGGTCCAACTCGCCCCGTGGGAAGAGGCGGCGCAGCAGACCCCTCCGTGGGAAGAGGCTGCACAGGCGCAGACCAAAGCCGCGCCATCTCCCTACCCTCCCGGCACTCCCCCTGCAGCCCAACCATTTAGCGACCAGGACGCCGCGCGGTTCACGCGGCCAGCCGGAACATCTGTTCCTCCAACCTTTTACAACAGAACTCCAAATACACCTAGCACGCAAAGTGCTGCACAGCCTCCATCCCCTCCCGGATTCTGGTCTTCGGTCGTTAAACCTGCCGCATCTTCGTTCGCGCGCGCTGTTGGTTTGCCTGGCTCCGTCGAAGAAGCTGCGCAACAGCAGGAGCAGCGACAGGCTGAGTTGCGCGCCCATCCCGTAAAAGGCACCATCGAGGCTCTCGCCGGTCCCCCTGGACAATTTGCGGAGGGGCTGTACGCGGGCGCAAAGCGCATCACCGGCGAGCTGAAAGAGGGAGGCGAGGCGCTCGCAGAGGGCCAGCCTGGCTTCGCGGCGGTCCATGCGGTCCAGGCGATCCCATTCGTCGGTGCGGGGATCCAGACCGGCGTTCAGCAACTCGGGCCGAACGAGCTGATAAACCCAGCGGAAGTTGGCACGGTCCTTGGCACAGCCGCCCAGGTTGCCCCCATGCTTTTGGGCGGAGGCGGTGAAGCCCGTCCAAAACTCAACCTCGGCGTTTACACCCCTCACGAGCCTCCGATGCTCCCGCTTCCCCCGGCAGAGCCTGAGTACGTGGGCGAGCCGGAAGCCCCTCCGCAGCCAGCAGGCATCCCTGACGCCGAGGTGACGCCGTGGGAGGAGGCTAAGCAGGCGCAACTGCCGGCCACGACATCGGCCGGACTCCGCCCGCCGCCGCCCGTCAACCGCGCCGAGGCCGTCGAGCGCACGACGCCGCCTCCGCAGTTCGCGCCGCGGCCAGCGCCGACCGCCGCTCGGGGAATGATCGTCGACCAGCAGGGGAATGTGCTCCCGGTGCGCCCCGGTCTGCCGCCGCCGGTTGAGACGGCCGGCCGGAAGACGCCGATCATCGCCAAGCCTGTCCCGCCGACCGTCCAGCCCGGGCCCGTCGCTCCAAGGTTGGCCACGCCCGCTGTGATGGCACCAGCGCCCGCGCAGGCTGTCCCTGTACAGGCCGCGCCCTCCCCGGCAGGCCAACCCACCATCCTGCAGCCGAACGCCCCACAGGGCCAGCCAGAGGCCCAGCGGCCTGTGGTTCAGGCAAGCACCGAACCGGCCGAGATCCGGCAATCGGCCGCGGAGCAGAAGCCGGTCCTCAAAGACATGGCCGAGACCGCCGTCGAGGGGATCCCCGGCGCCAAGGTCGAGGGGATGCGGGTCAAGGAGCCAGAGGCCGTCGAGAACAAGGAGGACCGCGGCAAGCCACCGGAGACCATCGTTGACCACCTCGGGGCTCGAGTCTCGGCTCCCACGCCAGAGGCGGTTGAGCAGATCAGGCAGAACATCGAGAGCCAGCTTCCGGTTCGAAGTGCCGACAAGATCGATTCGAACGGCGTGAATGCCGACCAATACGCCGTGCAGACCGGGATGCCGGGAGAGCCGAACCAGCAGTCTGAACTCCAGGTTGTGACCGCGCCGGTCGCCGAGGCCATGAAGGCCACGGACGACCTGTACGACCAGCAGAAGAAGGCGCTGGCGGCCGGGGACCAAGCCAAGGCCGATGAACTGGGCGCGCAGATCGCCGCCAAGATGCAGGACGCCCAACAGCCGGAGCTCCAGGGCCGCGCCGTGCTGGCCGAGTCGCCGGAGCAGACGCAGCTTGGCAACCCACCGCCCAAGGCGGGCGATACCGTCGCCTACCAGACCAACGGCGGGAAGACGCGGAACGCGAAGGTCGTCCGGGTCGACGGCCAGGACGCCTACCTGCGCGACGGGTACGCGACGGTCAAGAAGCCGATCGCAAGCCTGAAACCGGCAGGCGCGCCCGCCGCCGCGCCAGTGCCGCAACCCGCCGCACCCGCGCCAGCAAAGGCCGCGCCCGTTGCGCGCGCCGCCGCCGCGCCGCCGCCGCCCGTCCAGCAGGGCCAGCCAGCGCCCGGCACGCCCCGCCCGGTTGGAGAGCCGATCCGGGCCCGCATCGATCAGATCAAGGACCTTGAGGCCAAGGGCCAGAAAGTCGTCATCTTCTCTGCCGAGGCCGACAACCCGGCGGTCAAAGAGGCTTTGACCAAGGCAGGTCTGGGCAACCTGCCGGTGACGAATATCAAGGGGCCGGACTTCGGCGCGCTGCTCGACAACGATGTAAACGTGGAGCGGAACGGGACCGGGCCGATGACGATTCCGCCCGTGGTGCCCGGAAAGTCTCTCTACGTCGATTTCGACGGAACGCTGTTCATGGAGCCGGGAGAGAGAACAGGAGCGCAAGCCAATGCCATTGAACCTCGGAACGGCGGCCAGCCATCAGGCCCTTCAGAAGCAAGTGGTGGTGGGGAGAAAATCAATGCCAATGAAATCGCAGGCAATGCGCCGCGCGCTGTGGGCCAAGGACCCCAAGGTGGCGCAGGAGTTCGAGAACGAGACACCGAAGGGCGCGGTACTGCCGGAGCGATTGCACCCGCCGTCGAAGAAAAGCCACTGGGTCAGCCGGGCGGTGGGGAGAAACCGGAAAAAGTAACGACCACCAAATACAAGTACGGCAACACCCAGGCCGACATCCCGCGCGGCTCGGAAGCCGGGAAAGCGCTCGCGGCTGCACGCGCCAAGATCGCCCCGGATGACCTGATGCCTACCAGCAACACATCGGATGGCGGAGGTCTCGAAGAAGATTCCCATGTGACCGTCCGGTACGGGATTGACAGCGACGACACGAGCGGCATTCGGACGCATCTTGAGAAGCAGACACCGTTCGAGGCATCTCTGGGCAAGGTCACATCGTTTCCGCCGAGCGAACATTCGGACGGAGCAGCACCGATTGTCGTGGCAGTCGAGTCTCCCGAACTCCGTAAGTTGGAGAAAGAACTCGACAAGCACGGCGCATTTGTTGAGCGTAGCTTCCCCGAGTACAAGCCCCATGCGACTCTCGCCTACGTGAAACCGGAGGCGGCCCAGAAATATGTGGGGATGCCCGGAACTGAGGGCAAGAAGTTCACGGTCAACAGCATCTCGATCACGGATAAGAACGGCGATTCTGTCTCGGTCCCGCTCAAAGGCAAGCACGCCCCCGCCTTCTACAGACCCAAGCCCGCGCCCGCTCCGGTAGAGAAGCCAGCCGCGCCGGTCAAGACGGAAGCGGATGCCGTCGCGCCGGGAACTGCGCCGCCGACTGAGTTGGAGAACCTGGCCTCCGCCGAGCAGGCCGCCAAGGAGCCAAAGGAAACGCCGTCCGCTCTCGGCTCGACGACCTACGCTGGCGGTTTCCTCGATCCCGAACTCTTCAAGACGCTCTTCCCCGACCTGGCTGAGCGATTCAAGAACTGGGCCACAGACGAGATCACTCCCGGCGACACGCAGCGCGAGATGATGCGCGAGACCCGCGGCGAGCGTGACCGGCAGGTTGCTGCAATCGCCAAGAAGCTCCAGCCGTCGCGGAACTCATGGACGTTCCGCCCGCGCTCCGACTCCACCAAGTTCTTCAATGCTGTCGAGAGCGGGGATCTTTCCTCCCTCGATCCCAAAGACCGCGCGCTGGCCCAACTGTTCAAGGGTGGATTCGAGCCGCTCATCAAGGAGATTCAGGAGCTAAAGCCCCAAGTCCTGCAATCCCTGATCGAGAACTACTTCCCGCACATCTGGGAGCAGCCATCGATGGCCGCGAAGACCCTCCGTGCGGTCATGTCCGGGCGCCGCCCGTTCGCCGGATCCGGTTCATTCCTCAAGCAGCGTACCATTCCCACCATTCAGGACGGCCTCGACATGGGCCTCAAGCCAGTGTCGTGGAATCCTGTCGATCTGTTCCTGCGCAAGTATTCGGAGATGAGCCAGTTCCTGATGGGACACAAGACGCTGGAGATGATGAAAGAGGCCGGGACCGCAAAGCAGGTTATGGTTGGCAAGAAAGCTCCAGACGGATGGCGGCAGTTGGACGACAGGATCAGTACGATATTCAGCTACGATGATGACGACCATCTCTTCATTCGCGGCCATTACTACGCCCCTCCCGATGTAGCCAAGGTCTTCAACAACTTTGTCTCCCGTGGTCTCGCCGGCCGCTCCGCGCTCTACGATGTGCTGCGCTGGACGAACAACAACCTCAACTCTCTGCAGTTGGGCATCTCCGCGTTCCACGCCTCGACCACGGCGGTCAACGCCGCAACCAGTGAAGTCGCTCTGGGAATCCAGAAACTGAGCGAGGGGAAACCCCTCGAGGCGGCAGGTCACATCATCTCCGGGGCGACTGTAGCTCCCAGCGTAATCCGCACAATGGTCAACGGCTCGCGGATGATGAACGAATATCTCAGCCCTGGCAGCTATCGAAAGTTCGCGGCAGAAGCGTCTGCTGTTGCCGAGGCGGGCGGCAGGGCCAAGATGGATGTGGTTCCCATGACCGCCTTCCGCAAGACTGTGAACGCATTCAGGAACGGCGCAGTGGCAGAGGGGCTGCTCTCCCTCCCAGGCACGGTACTCCAGACTACCATCGCTCCGGTCATGGACTACATGGTGCCCCGTGTGAAACTTGGAGCCTTCTACGACATGGCCCACGACATTCTGGATGAGGCTGCCGAGCACAACTGGGATGAGGAGGCGACGCGCCGGAAGATGCAGCGGGCGTGGGACTCGGTAGACAACCGCTTTGGCCAACTGGTCTACGACAACCTCTTCTGGCATCGCGCTCTTCAGGACACCCTCATGCTGGCCAGCCGGTCAGTAGGATGGAACTTTGGCGACATACGCGAATTGGGCGGAGGCATCAAGGATATAGGGCAGCAAGCTGCAGGCGTCTTTCAAGGGAAAATGCCGGAGGTTACTCCCAGGATGGCCTTCGCTTTTGCGCTGCCGCTGGTCACGGGCCTGATTGGCGGAGTGCTGACCTATCTCTGGACCGGCCACAAGCCGGATACGTGGAAGGACTACTTCTACCCGAAGCGGCAGGATGGAACGCGAGTCTCGATCCCCGGTTACATGAAGGATGTCATAGGCTTTGCGCAGCATCCTATCGGCACAGTGACCAACAAGATGAGCCCGCTGCTTGAGATGACGGCCGAGGCGATCAACAACCGCGACTTCTACGGCACTGAGATCCGGCACACGGATGACCCCTATGTGAAGCAACTCCTTCAAGTCTCTCGGTGGGCGGCGGGACAGACCGAACCCTTTGCTATCTCCGGCGGTCAGAAACTGCTGGCCAAAGAGGGGGAGGATACCACGTTCCGGTGGGCGCATCCCGTCGAGTCGGTAGAGCGCATTGCCGGCGCGGCCGTCAGACACCCCGGCGATCTTGCGCTTGGTCAACTCGGGTTCCAGCCGGCACCGGCCTTCATACAAAACTCGAAGGCACTCAACATGGCCCGCGAGTATGGACAGGCTAATCGGCCATCGGGAACAAAGACGCAGGCAGAGGCTGAGAAGTCCCAGGCCATGCACACGATCGAGGATATGTATCGGGCGAAGCAAGTCAACCAATCGGTGATCGACGAGTACAAGAGATCTGGGGTAGTCAACGAAAACGATCTTGTGCGCGCAAGATTCTATGCTCGCACCGATCCATTGGTGGCAGCCGTGCGCTCTCTGCATTCCGACCAGGCGCTCAACGTGTACCTGGCGGCCACGCCAGCAGAACAGAAGACGCTGCGGCCATTGATCGAATTGAAGAATCGGGAGATACCAAAGGACACCCCCACCGATCAGCAGCAGCAACTCAAGGATGCCTACCGCAAGGCCCTGCATCCGCAACCGAAGTTTACGGGACCGAGCACCGGACCCGCCGCGTAGTACAGGAGGACGCAATGCCGAACGGACGCAAGCCCGGGTGGAGGCCGCCGCCCGAACCGAAGAAGGAACGCCGGCCGCGTATGAGCCTTGAGCAGCGACGTGTACTCCGTGCCGAGAGAAAGGCTGCGCAGGAGCCTGGGTACATCCCTGTGCCCCCCGAGAAGCCCCACGTACCGAAGATCATGGACCCCGATCCCAACATCTTCCCACCCAAACTGCGGCGCGTGCTGCAGTATTACCTCGACACCTGGCCCCGCGACCTCGACAAAGCAGCAAGGGCAGCGTGGATGCTGCCAGATGAATTCAGGGAGCATCTGAAGTCGCCGGGCGTGAAAGAGTATCTGCGGCGGGAAGAAGAGAAGATCGACGAGAAAGCAGCCGATCGGAGGGCAGAGGCTCGCGTACTCACTGAAGATCATCTCGACGCGATGACGGTTGGCATCCTCGAAAACCCGACCATTCCTCCAGCGCAGAAGGTGCGCATGATCGAAGTTGGCTACAGGCGGTTTGGTATGCTGAAGGACCGCGTTGAAGCGACGGGCGCAGGCGGTGCTCCGCTGGCATTCGAGCTAATCAGGATCGGCCAGAAAAAGGAACACGATGGCGACTCTGGCGATTCCTCTATTTAATCCAAAGATAGAACTCCAGCCTAAACAGGGAGAGGTCTTCGATCTTGTCGAGGGCAATGAATCCACCTGGATTGGTGCTGGCGGAGGACGCGGGGGCGCTAAAAGCCGTTGCATCCAGTCTGTGATGCTCGCACGGCGGCTCCAGTTTCCGGCCACCATCGGCGCAATCGTAATGCGCAACTCCGACCAGGTGCGCAAGTACCACGAGGAGCGGATGCTAGCGGCGTGGCCGCAGCTTGAGCGGTGCTACGTCAGCACTAAACGCAAGATCGTTCTTCCCTTCCGCGAAGGTCTTCCCTCTGAGATTCACTTTCTCTACGCTGAAACCCTAAAGGATGTGATCCGTGTCTTTCGCTCCGCCAATTACTTCGATATTGGCATCGACCAGGCCGAGCAATTTGCCGAAGAAGAGCTCAGAGAGATAAAGCAGGCCGCTCGGTGGCCAGACGTGCCAGAAGGAACATGCAAGTTGATCGTCGGTTTCAATATGGGCGGCGTGAGCATCGGCTTTTTCCGTAAGGTCTTTCACGACTTAGAATACCTCCCTAACGAAAATCCCAAACGGTACGCCTTCGTTCACTTCCGGCCCTTTGACAATTCACAATGGAGCCTTCCTGCGCTTCGGGCTGACGGGCTTACAGAGGAAGATTACTACTCGTGGCCAGAGACAAAGCGTCGTGAATACTGTGGGACACGTTCGGACTACGGCAAGGAGCTTCTCAGCCAGGACCCTGCGCTGGTGCAGCGCGACTTCGACGGCTCATGGGATTCCCTCGAAGGTGCTTTCTTCACGCGCTCGTGGGACCGCAATGCGAGCGTGCGTGCTCCAGAGGAAATCGATAGCATCATCAAACCATGGTGGGAGCGGTGGCTATCACAGGACTGGGCGCGCGGACACTACTGCGTCACCTATTGGCACGCGATGGGCGAGATGTCTCCAGAGGAGATCAAGAAGCATCTGGGGTGGGATGTGCGCTTCGCGCTGAAGGTGATCGTCACCTACAGGGAGTACGTGGCCGGCGGCGAGGCGGCGCCGGACTCCGGAGGCAACCGGGAGTTGGACGAAGAGGACATCGCTCGACAGATAGTCGAACGTACCCCATCGAGCGAACGCGCCAACCTCTCAGACTTCTTTCTGTCACCGGATGCCTTCGGTAAAAAGTCAAGCAAAAACACGATCGCTCAGACCGAGGGCGAAATCCTCATGGCGAGCGACATGCCATATCCCCGGCACGCCGATGACGAGCGCATTACCGGCTGGAGCCTGATGTCGAAGCTCATGTTGGCTACCAAACGCAAGGGCTCGCGGGGAGAGGAGGTTTGGCTGATGTCGGTTAACTGCGTTGAGTTGGTATCTGCTATTCCACTCCAGATGCGTGACCCGAAGAAGCTGGAGGATGTTCTAAAAACGGATTTGAGCACGGCGAAGATCGATCAGGATTGTATGGACGCAGCACGCTACGGACTGAAGAGTAAGCTCCAGCCGGGACAAAAGCCCAAGGAAGTTGAGGCCGAGGAGAAACTGCGGGTACTGCAGGAGAGCGGTCTCGATGAGCACAGCCTCGGGATTTACAGGATCAGATATTCTCAAGAGGCCCGGGAGCCGGAAGAGCCTGCGCGGATGGGTCGCGGCCGGGCAACACGGCGTATTTAGAACTCCGCTCCATCCGCTCACCCATAAAATGCCCGCTGATTAAGTGACATTTCCAGCAAGACCATACCGTATTCTCCTCGGTGAACTCCCCGCCGGCGCCCTTGCTCTTGATGTGCGCTAGGTGTCCTATCACAAACAGATCTCCGCCCCACGGTAAGATCCTGTCGCCGCTACACTCTGGGTGCTTCCTGACCTCGCAGCGGCCTTGCGCCCGCTCGTATACTGCCAGCCTGACGGCCATCTTCTCTTGGGCTGTCGGCTGCCCGCGGCGTGTGCCGGGCCTACGCTTGCGTGGCGGGGCGTAGCGTTTGATCGGGCTTCGTCTCATTGTCCTTCCCTGACGCGCTCTTCGGGGCGCGGTTTCGTGTCTAATCTTCCATCCCACAGCCCTGCCCGAGTGGCAAGCACTTTCGTATCTGCTCGATCAACATCTTGGTAACGGAGCCATCCCTGTCTTCCGCAATCCATTCGGGACGGATGTAGTGCAGGGGACGCTTCAGCAAACCGCAAGAAGTCTCACCGGAGTGGTCCACTTCAAGAGCACGACAGATTTCATCTTCCGGCGAATTCATCAACGCCACGCTTGCGTCACAGGGACCGCGACGGCAACATTCCCCGCATCGATTACAGGAAGCGCGGAAGGGCGGCTTCTGAATGATTGCGAACATCGCCTCACCCGCGCCCCGGCTTGCCGTCGGCGGGCGCATTGGCGCGGGCGGCGAGCTTGCGATTGATATGCTCTATAAGCAATTTATCGGCATGTCGCGTCTGTTGATATGGTTCAAAGGTTTCCAGCGTAAACGGCGCACTCAGCCGCTCGATGGTCTGCTCCGCCACGCGCAGCTTCGCTTCCAGATCCCAGATGCGCATAGCCGCTTCTTTGCGTTTAACGTAAGGGCCGAAATGTCCCTGCGCTTCTTTGATCTGGCCCGCGATGAGATCATAACTTCGCAAATCCTCGGGTATCTTCGGCTCGCTCATCGTGCCCACCTGATCTCTGCGATCACGTCGCGGGCCTTGCAGTACGCGCAGCTTCGCTTCCAAGGCGGCGTAATCTTCATACATACAATACGGGCCATCCTTCTGCTCATATAAGACGGCGATTGGATTCTCGCCTGCGCTGAATGAATTCTCAATTTTCTTGTTGTATCGTTTTATGTTCATCGTCATGGATTTGGCTCCGTTCTCCCCGTTTCGCAGCCGCATTGTCGGCAGAAAGCCGTCTCGGGGCGTGGCTTACCATACGGGACATTGATTGTGTAGTGCTTACCGCAGTTAGCGCAGCGAACCGGAACGGTATAGAACTTCTCTTCGGGCTGTGCTTGTTCAAAAGGGCCACCCAATGTATGTATGCTCATACTATCCTCTTCCAGCCGCGCCTAAGCTCGGACAGTCGCTCTTGCTCATGAACCTGTATCTCTGCCGCGATCACCACATCCTTATTGATCGCCAGTTGCAGCCATGCTATTGCCATCTCTGCGCGTTCGATCTCCTTCTTGCGGGCCTCGGTGAACTCGCGGGCGGAGTGCCATGCGGCAGGAGCATCCAAACGATGTGATCGTTCAAATTTGGCGTTGATGTTTCCGCTGAGAATCCAGTGGCCGCCATTCGGCCGCTTTACAAGCACACGATTACCGTCATAGTGAACGTCAACCCACTGCTCCCGCACGTACTTCTCGTCTTCGTTCATCTGCATACCCTCCAGGCTGCCCAGACCGCCCACCACGCGGCGCCGATCAGCAGCGCGGCTCCAATCTCCAGCCCGAGCGCCCACGCGACGCCCCTGAAGAAACTCAGGAACTCGCGCAGGGCATGTCGCATCATCTCATCCGGCGTGGGCACGTGCTGCCAGTAGACCACAGTGTGTGTGTTCATGCGGCGAGTCCTTTCCACTCCATCCAGCGGCTCTGCAACTCGGCTTTCGCTTCGGGGGTTCGCAGGCGGTCAAAGCATGTGGCAGACATCCGGGGGAAAATATTCTCTTGCATGTCTTCCCAGAGCATGCCCCCGAGCACTTCCCCGTCGCATGAAAACGCTTTGCGGATCTCAGAACAAAGTAGACAGGTATTGATTCTCCAGAATTCGCCGTCGCTCTTGCCGCTCGCACTGTGATATTTCGCACCCACGGAGATCGCGGCGCCGCATTCGGAGCATCTATGGGGCTTGCGGGCGATTCGAATCGATTCATCGAAGAACTCGCAGAATTCTTCAGGGCCTATCAAACATACATTGCAGTCGCTCATGGCTTCCCCGCCTCCTCTAGTAGTGAGTCCGGTACATCGAAGAATCCCAGTGCGCCTTTAACTGGGATCGGTTCAAGAAATGCGACAGGATCGCGCAAGAGAAACCCATACTTGCCGTAGAACCACGGTGATTGGGATTGCGTAACGCATCCCACAATTTCAACTGACCCGACAATGCAACCCGCTGACCGCGAGAATACCTCGCGTGGGTTGTCGTCAGCTAGTAGATCGTCCATCCCGGCGCGCACAATCCCGTCGATGCAGTTAATGTCCTCACGCACATCGCGCTCAACATACCAAGTGGATGCATGGAGCAGTATGCGGCCCCGAAGTCGGGTAGGCCATTCTCGGTTTTCGATGTCCTTGCCGAGATGCAGGATGGCCCACCACCACGGCGCTCTAACGCTCAATGCTTTCACTTCCCCGCCCCCTCTCCGCGCGGCGCGGCGGCTCGCTGTAGCCGGTCAATCTCCGCTGCGATTAGCGCACCCGCTTTGACGAGATTTCGGATCGGACTCGTAGACGGCTTCCAGTCGCCAATCTCCCACGGCCAGCCCGGAGCCAAGGCAATTCTCCTGTCGTCCATCGACGTGCCTCTTTCCCGCAGGACGGCGGCAAGCAAGTAGCCCTTGGCAGCATCGGCCATCTGCCCGGCTGCGTGCTTATCATCGTGCTCTGCCGTCCAGCCCTCGACATCGATCTGCCGCTGGCGTTCCTGCGCAATCAACTCTGCTCCGTTCATCGTCCTATCTCCTCGCTCAACCGCGCCAGTTCCGCGCAGTCAGCCCTGTTCGCCAACATGTCGTCATCGATTCGGCGCAGCACCTTCTCGCGGGTCGCTCACGTTTCCGCCTGTGCGCCCTCGGTGCATCTGACGGCCAGATTGCACGCGCGGGCCAGCCGGCCGATGCGGGTCACTTCGGGTTCAATGTCCATCGTGTTTCTCCTGTCCCTGCGCTAGCTTCGCTTCTAGCGCAGCATGTCGGCGGTAAATGTCGGCTTGGGTATGCCAGAAACCTATCTCCACTATGTCCTCGGGATGTGCGCGGGCCGCTCCCTGTTCGCACTCTTTCGCAAGCCGCTCTAGGCGCTTCGACTCTGACTCCGACTGCCCCGGCATGGTCACTCCTCCAATCCATTGAGCGCCGCACAGATCGCCGCTTGCGCTCTACGCACATCATCATCTCCATCCGATCCCCACATTGTGCGACGAGAGTAATCCGCCAGAGCGAGTCTCGCGGTATCCAAAAACCCGGCCAGGCCGACGATCTGCGTTCTGTGATCCACGTATGTCACGAAGGGTCCATCTTCTTGTTCAACGCACGCGGCGCTGCACTGCCCTTGCGTTGTGCGTGCGTGACGCGGCTCAAATCGGCGTATCCTTGCTTCAGCCATCGTTCCTCCTCCTGCCCCGCAATCTATCGCGGCGATCTTCTTATCCCGTTCGGTCATGGGTCAACCTCCGCTCACAAATGTATGGGCGTGTCGGATTTTATTCCTCCGTTGTTCCAGCGCGCCGCCCATGCTTCCGGCGTGTAGTCCTCCGGATGAGGACCCCAAGTTGACCACAGCCTACGCTCCAGTGCAGTCATCGGAGGTTTTCTCCACGCGGTCAACCGCTCAACGAATTGACGGACGCGGCTGCGCTTCATGCCAGCCTCGCAAACTCACCGTGGTACTTCAGCGCAGCGGGTACCCAGAGCTCCGTGTGCGCCGCCTGCGCTGTATCCCGATATCCAAGGCGCAAATAGCCGATGTCTGTCTTGATCTGGGCGCGATACTTACCATTCTTTGTTCGGTATACGCCCTTGAATCCCGTGGTGTTGTTTTTCATTTTCCGCTTGTTTCTTTGTTGTTCGGAATCGTCGGCCATCCTTAGATTTGATCTGCGGTTGTCGAGAGTTTTCAGTGGGTCTCTGTGATCGCCTTCTGACTTGTCTCCGTAACCGAGTCCGAGAATCAGTCGGTGCATGTATATGCGATACCTCTTCCCGTTTACCGTCTTGGTGTTTGTGACTGCATAGAAAATCATCGTCCCGGGCCGTCGATGAGCGCGCCATTTGTAGCACGAAAGCCACTCGTAGTCGGCCGCGTCCACGATCGTAACTTGCCCCTGCGTCAACGGGATTTCGCGGTATGATGTTTCTGGTGGGGTTGTCATCGGACTCATCCTCCGGTTGGCTGAAGTAGCGCCGGGCGTTCGTTGCGCTCGACAGCCCCATATTACCACAGCGACGCCTTCAATTCTTCATCACGAAAGAGCGTTTGTTCGCAAATGTATTCGCAATGCGCAACCCCAATTGGCCCTTCACGCTGTTTGCTGACAATAATTTCGGCTTTCCTTTTTTCTTTGTCATCTGCGTTTGGGTTGTAATACCCGGGCCGATGAGGAAAGAGGATCACGTCTGCGTCTTCTTCCACGCTTCCGCTTTCGCGTAGGTCACTGAGTCTCGGTCTTTTGTCGTCGCGCTTCTCGTTTTCACGATTCAACTGGTGAAGCAGCAGAACTGGCACGTCAAGTCCGGTAGCCAAGTCTCCCAGCGCGCGGGTGATGAAGCCGGTCTCCACTCGCCTCTGGAAATACTTCTCTGCGCCGGCAGGCGGCATGATGTGGTTGAGCTGGTCAATGACGACTAGGTCGAGGTGTCCGGTTTGCGCCTTGAGCCGTGCGGCCTTGGATTGTATCTTGCGCGGCGTTAGACCTCTCTGTGCGTCGATGTAAAGCGGGGCGCCGACAATCTCATTCATTGCCTGCATGGCGTAACGCCGGCTGCTCTCCGTCCATTTCCCTTCGCGGATTTCGTTGAGACTCACCGTGCTCCGCATGGACACGAGCCTTTGGAGCAACGCTTCCTTGCGCATCTCCAGGGAGAAGAAGGCGACTGTGCGGTCCAGGTCTATCGCGGCGTGTTGTGCGATCGACAGACCGATGCTGGTTTTTCCCATGCCGGGTCGCGCGGCAATAACGATCACCTGTTTCCGCTGGAACCCGCAGGTCAGCGCATCCAACTCTCTGAGCCCGGACGGCAGCCCCAAGCTACGCGCGCTGTGCCGGAATACATCGTCAACTGACGGGTAGGCTGATTGAACGAAATCACCAAACGTCTGGAGCGGAGAGACGATGCCCTGCTCTGAAATCTGCTGCAGTTGTGACTCCGCCTCTTCGATGACTCCGATTGCATCCTCAGATTGATCCGCTGCCTTGGCAATGGCCGCCGAACAGATTCCCATGAGTCTACGGAGTTGGGCTTTATCCTTGACTATGCGGATGTAGTCCTCGATCACCGGCCGCCTGGGCAAACCCTCGGTGAGCGAGGCCAAGTAGGCAACGCCGCCAACACGCTCAACCTCTTTGTGTTTTCCCAGTTCATGCGACAGCGTAACGATGTCGATCGTGCGGTGAGCTTCAGCGAGATCGGTCATGCGAAGGAAGATGCGACGATGCGAATCGAGCGAGAAGTCGTCGGTTTTGAGGGATTCGATGGCCTCGGCATGGGCGGCGTTGTCCAGCAGAATCGCGCCCAGAATGGTCCTCTCGGCGTCAACGTTCGCAGGCAGCCCAGATTCGAGAGTGAGATCGGGAACGCTCATCAGAATGGTCGCTCCTCTTCTGTCAGCTTCGGCTTGATCTTGCCATCCAGCTTGGCCGCCAGCATCTGTGCCCGCCTGGCGCCCGCTGCCAACGCGTTCGCCTTCTCCAGCCGCGAGAGCACGTCCTGCCGCGCCAGCGGGTGAACGGTGTCGAGGTACGCGAGCAGCCCCATGTACTCATCCACAGTGAGCGATCCCTTGCGGTCGTTGCACTGCTTGCAAGGATAGTCCAGATTGCCAAGCTCTGCCGATCCGCCGCGGCTCAGGGGTGTGGCATGGTCGACGGCTGTCTCCTGAAGAGTAAACCAGCGGTGACAGTACCGGCATTGCAATGCCCCATCCTCGTTGCCGCCCATCGCGCGAGTCACATCGGCCCGGAATTGTTCCAGATCAAACGGCGGCGGCGGAAACTTCTTCTTCTCCATCCTGGCGCACATATTCTGGTAGCGGCTCCGCGTAGCGTCGACGAACGACGTGCGCGCTATCTTCGGGAACAGGATGCCGCCTTGGACGCAGGGCTTCACGTTACTCCTTCCAGTACAGCTTTTCCGGCTCCTTCCAAAAGATGAGCTGTCCATTAATGGGCAGCCGATCTTCGAAGAAGGTCATCATTTCCGCGAAGGAAGAAAAGCCATCGTTTCGCGCAAGCACTTCGCATTGCTCGGCGAACACTATTGATCCGGCGATCTTGACGGACCAGCGCGAGATCGTCATCAGTTCGACTCTCACGCACGGCTGCGCATTGGGCAAGATGCGGAAACAGTTCTTAGTACGCAGCCCGCAGTAGAGGTATAGCAGATCTCCGCGCTTGACGGGATGCTTCCGTTCGGCACGGAAGGTGTGAATCTTTGTGCCGAGTTGGATCGGCTCAACGTAACGTTTCTTGAATCCCAACAGGGGCATCGCTAAAGCTCTTTCTGGAAAATCTCGGTGTAGGTCGTAAGGAACTTCACGCCGTGTCTACGCTTTGGCAGAATCAATTCATCGTAGTAACAAATGAACGTGCCATCCGGTGCGTTCCTCGGATCGCGTAGCGCATCGAGGGGGACCTCCTGAAGCCGAATCAGTGTTCGATCTTCCTTGTGACGCTCCTCGACTCGGAGAATCTGATGACGGTGCAGCTTCTTTCTTGGCATGGCTCACTCCTTCGTGTTGTGCGCGGGCTTCTCATTCACGGATCGGGTACTCTTCCTCACCGCTGATCTTGCAGCCTTATCGAAGGGCCGATCTGCGTGTAACCCGCCGCCCGCGCACCCCACATCCCCGTTGCCGGGGAACTCAATCATTCGCCGACGTACTCGCCAGCACTTCCACGTTGGTTGTCGAGATCCCATCCTCCATGACCTCGGTAAATTCGATGAACGCCGTCCCCGGAACTTCCGGCACGGCGCCGGCCCTGTGACTTTCCGCAGCCAGCAAGATTGCCGTGTCCAGTGTCGAGTCGAGCAGCATCCGATTCAGCTTGCGCCGGTCCTCTCCCACGATAGTTTCTGAATCGTCGAGCACCACGAAGTTCCAGCCGCTGACAATCGCAAGGGCAACAGAGAACGCATTGGCGAAGCGTAGCTTCTCGCTCCGGCTCAGCATGTGCAACTGGCAGGCGTACTGGCTGCCCGTTCTCCGCACGCTGAAACTCCAAGGCTCAATCGACAGCGAGAACTCGTAGCCCCACTTCGATAGCACGGCGTTGATCTTCTCTTCGAACCCACCGATGTGTTTGGCGATCAACTCAGCCTTGACTCCCTTGGGG